CACAAAGCCAAAACCCCTGCTCTTATTGGTTTCTCTGTCTATAACTACTCTTGCTGAAGTTACTTCACCATGAGCCGCGAAAAATTCTTTTAAATCTTATTTCCAACTTGGAAACCCAGATTTGAAACATAAATGTTCATTTTTTTTTTGATTTAATTTAAAAAAGTTGTAAAAGAAAGAGCACATACTTAGGTGCGTTCGCAGGGAGGAAAGGAAAAGTAGGACAGCGGCCAGGTACGGGCTGTTTGTTCCTTGTTCTCGTAGTGTGTGGCGAGCGCGAAAGCTTGCGTTTCTTGTACGGATGGGAAGTGATCTAGTTCATAGTGTGGAAGAATTAGGTCCGGTGAGTTACCGAAAACTAAAGCGAGGCCTGCTCTGTTAGGAGAGTAGCCTTGTTCCAGATATGAATCGTAAATCGACTGCAACAAAAGATGGACTCGAAGGTTGTTGCCTTGGGCGGCATAGGCAAATCCAATAGCTTGGGCCATTGTTATGCTTGGTTGAGGGTTTCGAGCCTTGGTGTGGTAAAGCTGAGCTAGCATGGCGATTTCGTCACGATAGGCTAAGCCTTCGATGTTGCGATAAGAAAGTACTTCACGTCCGTTAAGAGTGTTAGCGACTTCGGATTTCTTGAGAGAAATCACAGATTTGAAGTAGTAGTCGGCTAATTCTTGCAGCTTAAGCAGAAAATTTTCATGCTCATTGGGAGGTATAAGGACAGCGAGGCGGATGATAGAATCATCACCTTGTACTTTAATAATGCACTTCTTCGGATCAATACTCAGGGCAGAGAGCAAGGTGGCGAGCATGGTGTAGTTGTACCATGAATCAAGGAGCTGTGTAATGTACAGTCCAGATGGGATGCCAGCAAAGCGTCTTTTGAACATGCGGCCGTCAGGCAGCACGATAGGAGCGTCGAAGAGGTTTTCGAGCGTCCAGAGCCAGAGGTTAGTGAGACGTTGGGCCTTGTGGGAGGACCAGTCTCTTGAGGTGTCCGGGTAGGAGTGGTTTGGCACGTATCCGTTGTTGAAATCCAAAAAGGAGCGGATACCGAACATGATTCGGCGGATAAGACTGAAATAAGCACGCTTGTCAAAGCGGCTCCAGTCGAGAGTAAGGAATGAATGAGCCATATAGCTCGAGAATAGTTCAGCGTTGAGCCGGAACCATCCACCAGTAAAGGTTTCATAGCCCCAAAGCATAGGAGTGAGCCCCGGGTGGAGCTTGATCCAAGCGACGTATTCCCAGTAAATCATGGTGTCAGCGATGACCCATGGTTTGGAAGCTCCCCAAATAGTTCGCATTTTGTCGGGTTCATTGAACTTGACGATAGCGGTTTTGGTGTGTAGGAGCATCGGGAAGATGTAACGTGCTTTATAATATGCATCGGATGTAAGTCTGGTCGTTGTAGCGAAACCTTCTTTGATGATGTGATGCCAGCGGCGGGTCCAGCTGAAAACGGCGTTTTTGAGGAAGCCGAATTTGGGTGGTGTCTTGGTATCGAGAGCGTCGTGAGGATCACGGTCTTTGAAGCGACGGGTGAGCTCGGTTGGGTCGACGTATTTATCGAAGGATTGGGTTTCTTCGTTCCAGAAGTCACGGTAGTGCGGTAGGTTGTCTAGGAAATATCGGTCTGTTGAGAACGGTGGTTCTGCATTTACTTGCCATTTGTAGGGGTAGTGATGTTCGACATCATTAAGGTGGCAGGGCAGGGCAGGTTGGGGAGGGCGAAAAGCGTCCAACATGCATTGTAGTCCGTATTCAACGTGCATATCGAAAGGTATCTCGTGATATTCGACATTGTTGGCGAAAAAGTCGCTAAGGATAGCTTCTTCAGTAGCGTCTGATCGACGGTGCTGGTTAATAACGAAGTCTAACTCGGCGGAGTTGAGGTACTGCTTCATGTGGTTGTACACGAAGGATTGATGTGCTGCGTACGTAGAGGGGTTCTGTTCAGGGTGAGAAGGGCGGAAGTGGTAGGTGCCGATCATTTCAAGATTGTCTTGAGATTTGAAACAGGTTAGTGCGCGTGAGAAGAGGTTGGTAAGATATTCCATTGTAAAGAGGTAAAAACGATTTTGATTTTTATGATAGATTTGTATCGAGGTCTATCCAAACGTTG